TAAAGATGTTAACGTTCACCAATTAGAATCTTATGGTTTACAATATCATGAGAAAGCTAAAACATTAAATCAAAACTCATCAGAGGCAGAAGTATTTAATGTAATGGGACAACTGCAATCTCTACAAAGAATTAAAAAATCTGGTGAATTAGAAAGTAGTTACAAAGAGAAAGAACAAATTGAACAACATGGTAAACCCAAAGTTTGATTTTATATTTTTAGGTCAATCAGTTTTAAAATATCAAGTGCCTTTAGATATTTTTATAGCAATCAATAACATATATGAAACTAATTTTAATAATTTACATAAGGCTAATGAACAATTAGTTGGTAAAATAAAAGATGAACATTCTCTTTTTTACAATGGTGCAGATCAAACAAAAATGAAAAATCATAATATGTTATCAAAAAATATTACGAGTTATTTTTTAGATATGTTTAAACATTATTTAGCATTTAATAAAATAAAAGACTATGATTTACATCTTAATTCTATTTGGGTTAATGAGATGAAACAGCATGAATACAATCCCGCACACATTCATAGGGGCATGTTGTTTACTGGTTTATCTTCTGTGATGATTTTAAAATTACCTTCAACCTATGGTGAAGAATATTCGGCAGGACACATACAACAGAATGGCAGGTTGCAGATATTAGGCGCTGCTAATGGTCAGTTTGCAAAAATAGATTATCAACCACCAATGGATCCTAGAGATTTTTATATTTTTCCATATGACATGAGACACTGTGTATATCCTTTTAATGGCACTAATGAGACTAGAAGAACACTTGCTGCAAACTGTGATGTACAATTTGATCCAATAAAAAATAGAGGTGCAGTATGATAACAGAACCAAGGTGGAGATCTTTTATTGTAGAAACAACTAGCCCAGTATTTACACCAGAACAATGTCAATTAATTATTAATGCAGGAAAAGCAGAGCCAAAACAGGATGCAGAGGTTGGAAATCGTAAAGGTATTAAAGGTGGTGTAATAGATACTAAAACAAGAACTTCACATATAAGTTGGATTCCATTTAAAAAAATGCCAGAGATGTATTCAATTATAGAAAAAATTATGAAAGCTACAAATGGAAATCATTTTGGTTTTGATGGAATGACAATAACTGAGATGGCACAATATACAGAATACCCAGAGGGTGGATTTTATGATTGGCATGTAGACAATGATGTTAACATGCAACATGAGCCGCCAGTGCGAAAAATATCTATGACATTATTATTATCTCCAGAATCAGAGTTTGAGGGTGGAGATTTAGAACTAATGTCCGAAGGTAAAATTGGAAAATTAAAACAAGGTCAAGCTATATTCTTTGCATCTTTTATAAGACACAGAGTAAAACCAGTCATAAGAGGTAATAGAAAATCTTTAGTTATGTGGTTTGGGGGAACACCATTTAAATGATTAGAGAATTACATTTTCCAACACCTATTTATATATTAGATATAAAAGACCAATCTTTAAATTTACAATTAGAAAAAGATGTAATTAATTGGATGAATCAAGATAAAGGTATAACAAGAACTAATGTAAATGGATGGCATTCAACAACAGATATGCATGAAAAACCAGAGTTTAAAAGATTAGTAAATGCTTTACATGAAGCACAGAAAAAAATTTACATTGAAGAACATTTAGAATCAGAACCATTTTTAGGTAATATGTGGGCTAACGTAAATCCACCAGGAGGTATGAACAGAGCACACCAACATCCTAATTCTTTGTGGTCTGGTGTATATTATATTAAAGCAACAGAAAATTCTGGAGATTTAAAAATAGATGATCCAAGAAATTGTGCTTCAATGATTAGACCAAAACAAAAACAAGGTAAACTACCTGCAAGATTGTATAGAGAAACTCATTACAAACCTGTGACCGGTAGATGCATTATGTTTCCATCTTGGTTAATGCATTGTGTAGATCCAAATAAATCCAATGATATAAGAATATCTGTATCGTTTAATTTTTTACAGAAGGGTATGTTTGTATGACGTTTAAATATCAAATTATAAAAAATGCAATATCTTATGAATTAGCTAATTTTATTTATAATTATTTTTTACTTAAAAAAGATGCAGTAGAGTTTATGTATAAAAATAATATAAACTATGAAAGCCCTTTACTAGGCACCTGGACTGATCAACAAGTTCCCAACACATATAGTCACTATGCGGATATGGTGATGGAGACTTTATTAATGAAAGTATTACCAATAATGAAAAAAGAAACAGGATTAGAATTAATACCAACTTATTCATACGCAAGAGTATACAAGAAAGGAGATATATTAAGAAGACATAAAGATAGACCTTCTTGTGAAATATCTACTACTTTAAATCTAGGTGGAGATCCTTGGCCTATATTTATCGACGGTACAGGGGCTGACAGCGTCATAGACGAGGATAAGAACATACATAAGCCCAATGCTCCAGAAGGTACAAAAGTCTTGCTTGAAGTAGGAGATATGTTGGTATATAGTGGATGCGAACTTGAACATTGGCGAGAGCCTTTTGAAGGGAACATTTGCGGCCAAGTATTTTTACATTATAATCATGTAAATGGCCCATTTGCTGGTACAAACATGTTTGATGGCAGACCAAAGCTAGGGCTACCATCTTTCATAAAATAATATTATAATACAATCTTATGTTACAAAAAGTAAAATTTGCACCAGGATTTAATAAACAAGTTACATCAACTGGTGGTGAAAGCCAGTGGGTTGATGGTGATAATGTTCGTTTTAGATATGGCACACCTGAAAAAATAGGTGGTTGGTCACAGTTAGGATCTGTTCAAATAACAGGTAGAGCAACAGCTATTCATCACTTTGTAAATACATCAGGTATTAAGTACGCTATTTTAGGAACAAACAGAATTTTATATGCATACTCCGGTGGTATCTTTTATGATATACATCCCATTAAATCTACAACAACTTTAACAAGTGCATTTAGTACAACCAATGGTTCAAAAACTGTAACTTTAACTTTTTCATCAGCACATAATATAAATAAATTTGATATTATATTATTAGATAATTTTACTGCTATAACCAATTCTGGTTTTACGTCCGCTGATTTTGATGACAAAAAATTTATGGTGACATCAATACCGACTGATACAACACTTACGATAGAAATGGAGTCTAATGAATCTGGCTCTGGTGCATCTACATCTGGTGGTATAAGAGTTAAGCATTACTACCCTGTTGGGCCAGCTGTTGAGGTTGCATCTACAGGTTGGAGTCTTGGATCATGGGGCGGGCAACAAGCAGGGCAATTTACATCAACATTATCGTCAAGTATAAACGCTAGTGTAACAAGTTTGACAATGGCTAGTTCGTCTTCATTTCCATCATCAGGTACGGTGTTAATAGATAATGAATTAATTACTTACACAGGTAATGATAATAGTGGAACCTTATCTGGTTTGACAAGAGGAGCATCAGGTACAACAGCGGCCACACACTCATCAGGTGCAACAGTAACAGATGCATCAAACTTTTTTGCATGGAACGCTGCAGCATCTGGAGATATTGTAACTGCACCAGGTTTATGGTCGTTAGATAATTTAGGTAACAAACTTATTGCAACTATAAATGGTGGTGAGAGTTTTGAATGGGATTCAAATCCTACAGGTGCAACAGGCACTAGAGCAACTATTATAACAGGTGCACCAACTGCTTCTGCATTTAGTTTGGTATCTACACCAGACCGTCACTTAATATTTTTTGGAACAGAAACAACTATTGGAACTAAATCTACACAAGACCCCATGTTTATAAGATTTTCTTCTCAAGAGGATATTAACACATACACACCAAGTGCAACCAACACTGCTGGTACACAAAGACTAGCTGATGGATCTAAACTTGTTGGAGCAATCAGAGGTCGTGATGCAATTTACATTTGGACAGACACTGCATTATTTATTATGCGTTTTGTTGGTCCACCATTTACATTCTCATTTCAACAAGTTGGTACAAACTGTGGATTGATTGGACAGAATGCAGCCGTTGAGGTTGATGGTACAGCTTACTGGATGTCAGAAAATGGTTTCTTTAGATATACAGGTAAACTAGAATCATTACCATGTTTAGTTGAAGAT